GTATCAAACAGATGACTTCCTCGGAGCCATCATCACCGTCACAGCCCTTCCCTAATCTTGGCGATGTCATCACCACCGATGACGTAAGCCAAAAGGGTACAGGCAAATACACGGCGGATTACGTCAACTGGTGCCGCACGATGCACCTCTTGCATCTACACGCCCCAGGGTTTCAGTTTCACCTAGCTCATTACGTCGACAGCGGTCACGTTTGGAAAGCCCCAAACGGCACTGCTTACGTTGTTGGCTATTTCACCGGGCCTGATGGCCAACGCACTCCTGACTTCCCTCAGGCTGTCATGGACAACCGCAACAGTGCGATTGCCTTTGACAAGGTCAGCGCACGCGATCTGACAGACAGCCACCGCCGTTGCCTCTGCACTGCAGCAGCTGCACACTTTGGGCTTGCCTGGCAGTTGTGGGCACGCGAAGAGGTTGAAAATCCTCACCGCGAAGAAAAGAAGGCAAAGCCTGCAGCTGGGCCATCTGTTGCCGGTGTATCCAAAGAGGAACAGCCCCTTTCAGATAGCGAACGCAGCTTCCTGCTGCAGTGGATTGGCGACATGCCCCAAGACAACCGCGAGGCTTTCTGTAGAGCGTTCCGCTCTAAGTTCAACCTGGCAGCCAACGCTAAAGTTGCCCCGGCAATTACATCTAAAAAGCACGAGGCTTGGATTCAAGCCGTCATGAATGAGTATGCCTGATGAAAAAACCACGCAAGCTAAGCAAGACGACAAACGTCGTGCTCAGCACTTTCAAGTTCGGCTGGACAAGCAGCTAGCCGAACAACTGCAGCACTACGCCGAGCAACGCCACCAAGGCGTGATCAACGCTGCGCTGCAAACCATCATCCTCAAGTTCTTCAATCAAAAGTAATGCCTGACTTCACACCCGACGCCTTCACCATCTTTGGCAACTTCAACAAAGACCAAAAGAAAGACGGCCACTATTGGGCACAAATGGACGTGCCTGTAGACCAACTGCGCAATCTCTTTGAATGGGCAAAAACAGCAGAACGCTGTGAAGACATCAGAGGGGTCGAGTGCGTCAAGCTCCGCGCCAACCTGATGCCCCGCCAAAGCAAGACAGGCAATGATTACCTGATGATGGCTCTGAGTGATGCCAAGCCCCGCCCAGCTGACAAATCAGGCGCTGACTTTTAATCTTCATGTTGAACGAGAAACTGGGAGCGCCCCGCGCTCCTTTTTTTATGTCGAAGCCAACCATGAAGCAGGTCGAGAAAGACGGGCTGCTGGTGTGGGAGGTGAGCCACGGCGGAATGGTCCGGTATTTCCGCGAGGATTGGCGCGCACGATGGCACTTTGAGTCAGCGGTGAGGCTGTATCGGTCAAGGCTCAACGGCAAATCTGGCTAAGCCCTTGCCAATGGCATACCACCTGTGTATATTGGAGGTGTTCAGGGGAGAGATCCCCACACCTCTCGCCCACAGGGCGGTTTTGAAAATGGATCTGGTTCTGATCGCTGGTTCTTTCGCTTCGACCACCTTCACCATCAAGCCGGTGTCGGAGGCAGGCCAAAACTTTTTGGGCTTTGCCACTGAGTCCGTGGTCATCCGTAAATCAGACCTCTCCCGTGCCGAGAGGGCTGTTGCTGCTAAGGGCTTGAAGATGGGCAGGCGTGAGCTTTGGAGCGATGGCTCTTTCACCGACGTTCTCTGAGCCCTTCGGGGCTTTTTTAGTCCCAAGTCGCAATCTTGGCGTCGAGTTCCCCGATCCTGCCTACGGCTTGGCTGAGCAGTTTTGACTGGTGCCAGCTCTGCCTGACTAGCGAAACGCAGAGCGTTTTTAAGATCTCTTCGTCTTGGCAGTTCTGCACTTCTCTAACGCTGCGCTCTACCTCAAAGAGTTCTTCTGTCGAAGGGTTAAAAATCATCCAGTCGGCCCAGCCCATCGGATTGTTTCAGAACCTTTCGTTTTGAATAGTAAGCAGCGTATTTGTGCATGTCCATGCCCCCCATATCGAATCCGCACTGGTGGTGAGTCACCACCGGATCGGATCAAGTACGCGTCAACGCACTTCAGCCACGGATGAAAATCATCCAGCCTGTGCCTGGGCCATCAACCAGCCACCTGTAATTGAACTCGGACTGACGCACCCGCACCGACTTGCCAGATCTTGATTGGTCATGACCACCCTTCTGCAGGAGCGGGAAACCCATCGGGTCATGAATCACCCAGTATTGATCGCCTACGGGAGAGTGCTTCCCTTGGAAACCTGTCACCACTGACCAGTGACCACAACTCAACGAATCGCACATCGGCGGCTCGCCTCTAGTCAGGTCGCCAGCGTGCAGCCATCCCACGAGAACCGCACCACCGCGAGAGATCGACTCTTCGATCATCTCCGGCGTGCCTTTCTGAGTGAACTCCACATCCAAGCCCAAAGCTCGGAGCGTTTGGAGCTGGGCTTCAACGCTGGTGGTGTCGCCATAGTGGGCCAGGTGGAAGATGTACTCGTTATCTGAATCGACCAAACCGGCGCTGGCCGCAAGCATGGCGGCGGCGGAGGCAAAACATTCACGCCATCCGTCTTGTCCGTTGTCGAGTTGCTGGAAGTAGGGAACAAAGACTTCCTGGTCAATGCCTGCAGCCCGCCAAGCCTCGAACCATTCACTATCTTCCGCGAGAAGCTCAGCAGGCATGGCCTCCTGTAGGGCCGCAACGCCAGCCAAGTGGTAGGGCGAGTCATCGCGGAAGTGCTGGAAGAAGGGCAGCAAGCTGAGCACGCTCAGGACACCTACAGACGGCCCGATGATGGCTGGGAACAAACGCTCTCGCCAGCTGTATATCCGCCGACGAACACCAGCATTGAAGTGCATAACAGCAGCGTGACCGCGCCGCCTGCAACTATCCAACCCGTCAACGAAAAGACGGACATTTTCATTTTTCAACTCTCTTCTCCGGGTACATGGACTTGACGACGAAGGACACAACTTGATCGTCGATTTGTGATTCGGTCGATTCTGCGTAGGCGGTCAGAAGATCGACCACCAACTTTTTGACCCCTTCCGATTGCAAGAACCGAAACAGGATTGGGCGGATCAAAAGCAGCATGAGTTTGCCTTGAACTGCACTAATACGTTAGTGCCTATCTGAATGCCCTTCCAGTCGCGCCACTGAACGCTCAAGCTCATTCAATCTCCCAAAGATCTCAACGTCTTTGCTCTTGATGTCGCCATGAAGTACGTCCAGCCTGCTGGACAGGTTATCGACAGCAGTTGTCAGACGAATCAGCGAGTCTTGTCCCTGCCGAGTTTGACGGTTAAGCCCTGAAACGCCCAGCCCAGCTACGGTGACACTAGCCCCGGCAACGGCGGCCCAGACTTCAACCATGACCCGCCCCTAACGCTTGCCCAATCATGGCAGAAACCAAGGAAGCGCAAAGCCAAGAACAGGAAGACCAAGGCCATGGCTGGCTTGGTGATTTTGTACGCATCACGATCATGCTCTGGGCCATGGGCATCATTACGGCAAACTATTTGGGTTACTTCAAAGGATCGATTGACGTGACTTTCTCGGCCTCGCTACTCGCCTCAACCGCTAGTACCTACGGCCTGACAATGAATAGAACAGGGAAGAAAAAGAAGGACGACAACGGCGTTAACGTAGATAACAGCAATACCCGCTCAGGCATCAAATGACCCGCACACTTTTGGTATTGGGGATCACTTTGTTGGCTGCCCCTGCCCATGCTGACATCACCCACCGGCTGACTCAGAGCGCTCAGATCAGCATCGATCAGGCGTACAGCTCAGCCAAACGCATCGGCAGCACCTACAGCGCATCAGGCACAAACGTCACGCCGAGCGTTACTAGCGGAGGCAGCACGACAAGCGGAGCCATTGGCGGTCTGAACCTTGGCAGCCTGACCAGTGGCGTGCCAGCCATGATCGACACTGACTACGCGGTCACAACCGCCGGTTCGGCTTTTTCCTTTACTGAGTCGGCAGTGGTCGGCGACACGATCAGCGCCGCCACTGAAGTGACCACCACCACCGGCAATGTTGATGACCTCCCGACCTACGGCGAAGTCGTAACGGGTTCCGGAGGAGTCAAGGGGACACTGGCCGCAACAGCTCTTTCAAGCGGCATCATGACGGTGACCGGAGGGGCAGCGGGCACCAGTGCCATCCTCAGCAACAAAATGGAGATTGAAATTGACTAAGGCTTGGCTGCTGCTTTTGCTGCTGCCTAGTTCGGCGATGGCGGCACCAATCGTTCCGCAGTTCACTCAGGGACAACTTAATTCACGCACTGAGTCAACAACAGTCATTCAAGAATCAATCACCAGTTATAACTACAGGACCGGATATTCTTACTCAGCGGCAGGTCATAACGTCGAAACTGTGGGTGATGTGCCCATCTCTCCAGAAGCAACCGTCACGAACAATCAAACCGTTGGCGGAGTCAACTTTTCTTGGACTAGCCCAAACCTTGAAACCAAACCCCAATGGCAAGTCGTCAACCCTGGCGCAAGTTGGAGCATCACAGAGTCATTCATGGCGCCGGGCCTCGATGCCGTGACTCGAGTGGAAAGGACGATAACCACGGAAAGCGTTACGGAAAGCACCTCGGTGTTCTCGCAGTAATCGCGGCGCTCGGCAGCCCTGCTTACGCCAACACAACAGTGGCAAACCCTTCGAGTGTTTCTAGTGGGTCAGTGGTTAATAATGCCTATCAGATGATGACGGGACCGCATCCGATTTACCGGATGTCGCAGGGGATCCAGTGCCCAGGCCCAACACTTACGGTGTCGCCTTTTGTGACCGGCAGCAGAAACTTTGACCTGCCGTTTGAGTCAACAACGCGGACGCCTGTTTATTCAACAGCAGATGCCGATGACAATGGCGAGCCCGATGACCCAGGCCGCATTTTGTACTACTCAGAGTTGCCACGATTCGAGAAAGATCGGCGCTCTTTGAACTACGGCATCACGGCCACCTTTTCTGTGCCGCTGGATCGTGGCTTGGCCGATCAATGTAAACGAGCCGTCAACACAAACAGATCGGAAGAGCGTC